TAGAGCAACTTCCTATGCAGTTGGTCTTGGCCCAGTTCCCAGACAAGTTATTGAGGAGCTAAATCCAGAGTACCAGAAGGCTAAACAAATTGCCGATATTGAAATTGAAAATGATTTACGAGAAATTTCTAATACAATTAGAGAGGCTAGGATAGAGGCCAGAGAATCAATAACTGATCCTGTACCATTACGAGTTCAAGAAAGTTTTGGGTATCAAGCTGTAAATGCAATTGGTCAGTTAGGATCACAGCTAGCAACAGTAGGTGGTGCTACCGTCCTGGGAGGCCCAGCAGCTGGTGGGGCAGCTTTAGCTGGTACTATTATTCCATTAGGATATACCATTGGCAAAGATGACTACTACAGATCTATTAACAAAACTCCATCCACGGCTACTCCTGAAGAATTAAATACTGCCGAAAGCGTGGGAGCTATTAATGGATTAAATACTTATGCTCTTAATGCAATTGGTATTAGGGGAATACAAAAAGTATTTCTTAAAAATAAAGAAATAAACAGAAAACTTTTTAAGCTAGCTGAAGAAGGAAAGCTAACTAAAGATTCTTTTAAAGAAATCACTAAGGACATAGGTAAGGCTGCACTACGTGAGGGTTTTACTGAAGCTGCTGATGAGGCTAGCTTAAATCTTCTTGCTAATAATTTATTTGATTACGATCCAGAAAGAAAAACCTTGGAGGGAACTGGTCGAGCCTTTGCTCTTGGTTCTATTGGTGGTGGAGCTTATGGTACAGTATTTTCTTCTGGAAGAATAGGTAGAGAAGGTCTATCTGTAGCTGGAGATGTTGCTGGAAAAGCTATTAACCTAACGATGGAGGCTGCTGCTGTACCATTAAAATCTATTGGCAAAGCTAAACAGGCTTTGTCTGGAGTAAACAAATCTTTAGCTGAGGGAACATTAAAAGCTAAAGATATGGTAAGGAACTATCCACTTACCGCTAAAGTTCTTGATGGATTAATGGAAAAGGGTATAGATGTTAGCAAGATAAGCGAAACGATATCTAAAAAAATTGTTCCTATCACTAAAGAATCTGTTGATTCTTTGAAAAATAGTGACATTTTTAAAAAGGTTAAGTCAACCTTTGATAAGGTTGCTAGGCCATTACAGTCTCAAATTGCTTCTATCAATGAAAATGTAGGTAGAATAATTAAGCAGTACAGTTACGATGAGCGAAAGCTAAAAGTTAATTTTGAAAAAAGAATAGGTTCTTTTCTTATTGCTATAGAAAAAATTAAAAAGAATAATCCAGAGGATTACAATTTAATATTTGAAGGGTGGCACAGATCTGACAACGCAGAAGTCCTTGCTCCCTTAATGGAAAAGTACGGTCTTACTAAAGAGTTTCAGTCATTTAGACAAGGATTAGATTCTATACTTAAAGAAGCTAGGGCTGAAGGGGTTCAGGTTGGTGAGCTAGAGGATTACTTGCCTAGATTTGTTACTAACTACGAGGGATTAATTAAGTCATTAGGGATTAAAACAGATGAGAACCTAATGGAAATATTCCTTAAGCGCAGGAAGAACCCAGAAGAAGAAGTCTCTATGGATGAGGCTGCTGAATTTTTAGAAAGATACATTCTTGAAAAACTTAAAGGCACAGGTAAGGGTCAGTACAAGGGCATTGGTACTAATCCTCAAAAAAATAGAATCATAGATAATGTTTCTTCTGGTAATGTAAAATATTACGCTGATCCAGTTCAAGCAACTATTGCCTACGTAAATAGGCTTGCTACTTCTATTACCGACAAAAGATACTTGCGTGGTTCAAAGGAGTTTGATCGAAATGAGTTTAGAAACATAGAGGAAAGCGACGTTCTTGAAAGGGAGTTTGAAAACGCTTCGACGATAAATGTGCGTAGTGTTTACGATGAAGATGTTAATGCTAGACTGTCTCCCACTGTTGCCCCAGATGAAGACGTAGACACCAGGATGCGTGGGAAGGTTTCTCAGAACGGGCTTCCATTAATAATTGAGACCCCCCTTAATATTAAAGGAGTTCCCCTTAGGTTTGAGTCTAATGTTGACAAGGCTTTGTACGTTTTCAGGGATAAGGAAGCCAAGAAGGATACTGCTTTGAGATTATACCTTAGAAGGCAGCTTGACCTAAAACAAACTAAAAAAGATAGCAGAGAAATTGGAGTTAAGAGCAAAGAAATTGTTGGCGCTGTTAATGAATCTAAAAAACAATTTAAGAAAAGACTAGACCCTGGGCCTGATGTAAATTTTGATAGAAAAAAAGGAGCAGGAGCAACTCCAAACCAAATCGAGCTGGCATATAGGGGATTCACGATAAACGTAACTCCTGAATATTTTAGAGAGCTTGTTCCACCTGGTCGCTGGAGCGATGAAACTCCTGGATATATTGAAAAACTTATAGATGAAGGCAAGCCCATTGCCCCTCCGTTTTTACTTGTTAAATGGAATGACACATACAAGGCGTGGAATGTTTTTGGTCACGAAGGAAGATCTAGGTCTGATACTTTTATAAGCAAGGGCGTAAAATCTATTCCCGTTGATTTAATTCCTAGAGATTCGGATGGTTTAGATATTAAAGGAGATCGGCTTTCTAAGTTATCAGAAGAGATGAAAAATGCTCCCATAATTCCCGAAGACTCTCCTGTTAACATTGCTATACCACAAAAGAAATCTGCCCCTTCAGCCAAATTGCCCAAAACCTTAGCTCGTGGTAAGCTTGTTCAGGCTTTAGTAGATGAGGTCGCAGAAAACAGATTAGATGCTAAAGGAACTCAAGAAATTATAAGTCTTCTTAGGGGAGCCTTAGTCAAGACTGGTAAGTACAGTGAAGATGCTGGTGTAGCGTTTGGTCAGAAAGATTTTGCTAACATTTCTAGGGGCTTAAAGAGTTTTACAACCTTAGCGTTTCTTAGTTCTCCACTTAGTACCGTTACTCAGCTTGGTGACTTCGCTTACAACTTGTTCGAAAATAAACAAGGTGCATTTCAGGGGGACAAAGATATTCAGTTTGATTTAACTGATATTAATCTAGCAACTGACGCAGTAGGATTTGAGTTCAGCTCAGATGGAACCATCCCTGGTAAGCTACAGAAGTCTATAGACTTTATGTTTAATGTTATTGGATTCCGAAAGCTTGATGAAGGCTTAAAGGTTAAGTTCCTTAATAGCACGTACAATCGCATTAAGAAGCAACTAGGCAATGAGGCATCTGAAAGTTCTTCTAAAGTATATGAAGAGATTTCAAGGCTAATGGGATCGGATCGAGCACAGCAGGTTGTGGACGATGTGCGTGCTGGCAAGAAGTCTGATATTGTTGCGGAGTTTTTGTTCTACAAATTGTCAGACATTGCTCCTATAACTAAGTTCGATATGCCGTACTGGTATCTCCGTAATCCTAATGTAAGATTTCTGTACGCACTGAAGAGCTATACCATTAAGCAACTAGACTTTGCTAGGCGTAACGTGTTCAAGAAAATATTCTCAGGTAATGAAGATGAGGTTAAGGAAGGTCTTCAGAATCTTTTCTCAATGCTTGTTGCCCTTATGATAGCCAACGCTCCAGTAGAATTTATACACGCCTTCATGCGTAAGGGAGACCTTCCAGAAATGTCTGATCTTACAACAGAAAACTTTTGGAGATTGCTTGGATTAAATTCTTACACTGGAATGATAGCCAAGAGAGATGGCATAGGTACAGCGGCTATGGGAATGGTTACTCCTCCAGGGGTTAGTGTTGTTGATGGAGTATTTAAGGATGTTGTAAACTTTGCACCACCCTTGCTTTCTGCTGACTCTGATTCAGTTAGGTACATACCTATTGTAGGTAGAACTATCTACGACTGGCAAGACGCCTTTAAAGAAGATTAAAAAAAAGGCAGTAGGTTTTTACACCTACTGCCCTTGAGTCCAGAGTAAATCCCAAATTACTCTGTATCGGATGGGGGATCGCCAGGATCTGTGGAGGAATTATCTTCAGAAATTTCTGAGCCTTCTAAAGACTCTTCTACTTTATCAACATACGCTTTGATGTTATCGCGAACTTGACCTACTGTTGAAAGATCTTTTCCCTCAAAAGCTCCACGCTTAGAGGCTACGTCGATAATGCTGACAGCAAGGGCAAGATCATTGACAGCAAGGGTAAGATCCTTAAGTGAGATACTGATGTTTTCTTTTTCCATAATGATTAATGTATTAATTAAGATTGATTTGTCAACTGCTTTATTAGTGCTTTGTACTTATCCTTTGTCTTCTGAAGCTTGGCTCTCTTGATCTTCTTCCTGTACTCTCTGATAACCTTATCTTTCTCTGTCCTGTGCTTAGGATGAGTAGGATTCTCTGAATAATCTTTACTCCAGTACTCGATTAGGGCTATCATAACGTCCTCATAAGAGGCTCCCAGAGGCCGTATAAATCGTTTGTAAGCATTCCATACCTTGCCCTCAAACGCATTGACTTCACGCTGTAGAACGCATCTGATGGCTCCTGAGGCATGATCGTGATCAAGGACTGCATCGGTAATCTGTAATCCAGTGATTGGGTCTTGTCCTCCCTGTGCTTTTAGCATCTTTTCCCTGAATGGTTTGATCTCGGATTGCTTAAGTTTTTTCACTGAATTGCCTGAGGTCTTTATTCCTCATTTGAAGATTGTCTAACTTGTTCCTGAACGATGGGTCATCTGGATCTGGTGTGCCTGGGGGAAAGTGAATAGCTGACTTCCTGAACTCTAAGGTAGGCATCCATCCCAGTAACCAAACCAAACCTAGGTCTTTCCTAACCCTGGTAAATACATAAAAATCACAGTCTTGTTCAAATCTTTTTTCAACCGCTACCCAGTGATGCGGTTGTGGAATCTGCCATCCTCCCTTGCTTTTCACGTCTACTCGTTTCCCCTTCTTTGTCAGAAGGTCGTAGTTGTACGTGTGCGCAATTTCTAAACCGAACTTATCAGCGTAAACAATCTCTGCCAGAAACCCCCTGATGTTTCCTCCTCCCCTAAGCATAGAGTGTTTAAGCGAACCCATTTCTTTGGCTAATTTCTTGGCCTTTTCACGTTGGCACTCTGTTACACTTAGCTCGATCATTACTTAAAAACTTGATTGGTAATCTTCCCACTCCTTGATCTGGGTGATTATCCAATTCAAACTTTCCTTGTTCAACACAGCTTGATCTATCACCTCGTGTTCAAATCCGTTAGCATCTGCACCAATCTCCTTAACTAATG